CGTGAACCGGAATTCCGCGACCATCTGGCATACGCGCGAAAATGTTAATCGCTTGCTGCAACGCGGTGTCGCCGAGGTCGGTGTCGGGGTTCGGGCGATTCGGATAGGTGCCCGCCGCCGAAATGATATTCGCAATGCCCGGCGCGGTCGCTGTCGCTTGCGTGCCACCGAGCAACGGGTGCGCGATGTTGAACAGCGTTACGCCGTCGTTCGTTGTGATGAGCGTGCCGCCGAGGTTGAACAGTGAGCAGCACACCGCCTCGCGACCGAACAGCCCGGAGCGCGCGTGAGACTTGGGAAGTTGCTTAACGATGCCGTATTTGTCGTCCGCGATAAGCTGGCGCGTGACTTCGGAGATCAACCCGTACTGTTGATGCAGATACTTTTTCGTGCCGCCTTGCACCATCGAGTCCACGATAGGCGGTGAGCCTTCGGGCATTAGCGGCATCGGCCCGGTGCCCGAGAGTTCGTAGTCAATCTCGTAGGCGTCCTCGCTGGTCATCTCGTTCATGTAGTGCGGGTACTGCGGCGCGTGCTCTTTGAGGTCAAAGAATTGAACAAAGATGTGCCGGAGACCGGGCGCGAGGAGCGGCGGGAAGTTGTTTCTGGACATCACACCAAAAGGTGCCATCTAAATGCCTCCTCAGTAACTACACTCTTATGCCAACGTTAACCAAACTACGCTACGTCTTGACCGACAGCAGGCAGGAACGTGAAAATTACGTGACCGCCAACGGTACCGATAGGCTCCAGTGGATCGAAACCGACAATTAGCACGGCTGCGGAGCCGCCCGTCTTGTTGGTGTCCACGTACCAGAAATTATTTCCCGTGTCTTTCGTGAGACCGAAAACCAAGCCCCTCTGTGGGAGGGCCGTCGCAACGGGCGTCACGGTAGCAGACGTTCCGAGTTTGGCGACAAAGCGCGTAGTCGGTAGCGCGATGTAGTAACCCAGCGTTCCGTCTGTGAACGGAACCCCTGGCGGCGTGATGACCGCGAGCGCTTGGTTTGAGTTTGCGGGATAACTGCCGATGACCGACCCCGGCCCGAGAACAGGAGAGAACGGCTGCGACGATCCTGAGCCCGTAGTCCCTAGGTTGTTCGCGTTGGTCTGCGCGATGCCCGCGATGCCTCGCGTGAGAGTGGTGCCGTCCCATGCAGCAAGTCCACCATCCGCAGCACCGACGCCCGTTGAGAGAACCTGAACTGGGGTGCCCTCGACGAAAGTTTGTCCCGCCTCTTCCGGCGCGTAGGCGATGGGAAACGAAATGGCCCCGCCCAAATCCTGAATCGGCTCAATTGCGTCTGCGAAGTTTGCCATGTGTTTTTATTTACTCCTTCGGGATTCGAGCTATCGCGGCGTTGCCTTGGATGTTGCCCGTGCGCAACTCTTCGGTCGGGTCGCTCACAACCGCGCCCGCGCGGATACTTTCGGCGTCGGCCATGTAGTGGTTGAGGGCTGGCGACATGCTCGCATTGCTCATCGCGCCAGTACCTGGACGACGAGGATTGAGCTGCTCTAGCGCGGCGAGATTCTGAGCCTTGCGAATCTCACGCCAGCGCATGAGCGGGATTTTCATTAACCGCAAGTCTCCGATGCGAATCTCGTTTTTCTGCTTCACAGTGTCTTGGGAAAACATCTCGACATCGGCGGTCGTAGCGTAGTCCCATCCAGCACCACGCAAGCGCTCGACGCGATCATGTCGCGGGTCACTGCCGCAACGGTCGTACGCCCAGTGATAGTGAAACTCTTTATTTTTTTCTTCTTTGATTCTCGTAGATTCGGGCAGGTGCAGGGGTCGCGCGGAGATCGAAGGACTCATCAAGTCGCAGAGTTCATCGTTCCACCGCGACGGATGAATACCATCTGGCCCTAAGAGTTGCTTGACGACGTTCGGCGGGATGGCGGGATCGAATTGCTGCGGCATTACACGACGCCTTTCTTTACGCTCTCAGAAAATTCCTTCGGGTCGATGCCGAGTTTTCGGAGCTGCTCCTCCGGTGTCCACACGCGCGTGCCGCTTGATGTCTCTTGCCGCCACGAGAGCGACGGGTCAGACAGCACGCCATCTTCGCGCGACGTGCTCGTGCTCTTGTCTTCGAGGAAAAAAGTTTTGCCGCCATCTCGCGACCGGAGTCCAGCCTTACGTGCGTGCTTCGCGATCACGAGGTCTGCGCAGTTATTGCAATACTCCGCGTAGTCTGGTTGAGCCTTGCGCTGAATCGGCGTGTTGTTAAAATGCGCGCGAATTTCTGGAATCAAATCGTCGAAGTCAGCGGGTAGGGCGTCGAGCACTTCGCGTTCGGTCAAGCGCGCGTTGGTCGCGACGGCGAGCGCGACGGTCGCGTCTCCGCGCTGTCGGTTTTTTTCTTCGTCGGTGAGTTCGCGCGGCGTGCCGTCCGTGTTGCGGGGAGTTGTGTCGGCGGCGGGAGTGCGCGTCGCCTCGGCCTTGATGCCGTCCCAATCGCTTTGCAATTTCTCGAAGCCTTCGCGCAACGGCTTGATGCGTTCGTCGATGGACGCGCCGAGCCGCTCAACGAGTGCGTTCATCTCCGCTTCGCTCTGCTCGGCGTTTTTTGCGTCGTCGTTGCCGCGTTTAAAGAATTGCATCGTTCCAGTACTCCTCAGCGGGAGGAGAGTACTGGGCCTTTGGTTTGTGTGTCAAGAGATTATTTTCAAGCCGCGCAAGAAACTTCTTCCAACTCCGTAGCGTCACCACGAAACGCTCGCCGCTCGCGAGCCGCAAACTCAGTGGCACTTCCGGCTGTCGCGGGATGCGCGTCGCTTGCATCATCGCGATTCGCTCCACTCGCGCAACTCATCCGACAAATCGCGCAGCCGTTCAAGCACCGCAATCTGCCCACGGCAGAAGTTTGTCAGTTCCATAGTTGGCGTGTTGTGTATCACGTCATACTCCAGCGCCACTCGGAGCGTCTCCAGGTCCGCCAGCATTCGAGGGAAGGCCGGGTGTTGCACCAGGGACAGCGCTTGCGCCACGTCCGCGAATAAACTGGGCCACCTCTGCGAGTCGGTCGGTAGGTTGCTGTTGCGCGGGTCCTGCTTGCGCGGGCGCTTTGGCATTCGGTTGTTCCTGTTCTGCGGGAAACTCGATGTTCGGCACGAACTCTTCGGGACTGTCGGAGACTTCAAACTCGCGAATCAAGTCCTGCATGAGATGGCATTTGCCAATCGCAGTTTCCTTCAGCCATTTTTTGTAGAATGCGGGAAGCGATGCGTTTTCGATTGCCTGAATCGCGCTCGACTGCGCCTTTACGTAGGCGTCAAGGGCCTGATTGAGAAGCATTTTGTTTTGCTTCGACACTTCCCGGTTCGCGCTCGCGGTCGCCGCGCGAATCGGGATGCGCACCTTGCGCTCCAGAAAATCCGACAGCGCTTCTTCGAGCAGCTCGTCGTCGAGCCCGAACATCGAGCCCTTGCCGCCGAGGCCCATCGCGCCGTACATGTCCGTCAACAAGCCGATGAGCTTTACGTGCGAGTGCCGGAAGTCCGACGTGCGGTGATTGTTTCGCGAGTTCGACTCTTGCAGCACGGCCATCGTGCCCATGCTTCCGAACTGGCCTTTTTTGTTTGTCGTGCCCGCGCCCATGCCTCCGACTGGAGGCCCGACGCCGAAGCGTTCGCGCGCTTGCTGAATCATGGCTTGCTCGTTCGCCATCGACAGTTGCCCCGCGCCGACATCGCCGACCGCGATGTGCTCGAACTCTCCCGCGTTGAACGGCAGTGTCGCGCCGGGGAACATGCGCATGTTTTTGTCGATGTTTCGATTTTGTGGCGAGAGCCGATTGAGGCCGAGCATCATCCACGTCGTTGCGTCGTTGCGCTGATTCTTCGCCGTGGAAATTTCATCTTGGAAATAACTGCCCATGTCCGCGAAGCCGCGCCCATTCATCCCCGACTCGCCGAGTGAGAGTCGCGTGCGCACCAGTGGGATCTGGTTTTCAGGGATGAAGTTGAAAACCTGATTCAGCATGGTTTTTGTTTCTTTGTGGAACCACGCGATGAGCCGGTATTTTTTCCGTCCGACGTACCAGTAAAAATAGCACTCGTGAATATCCCACTCCGCAAGGATGCGGTCCTCGGTCGCGACGACGCCTTTCTTCGCGCTCTCACGCTTGCGCACTTCACCCGGCCCGTAGCGGTCGGGCCTGCCGAGAATTTTTTCTACTGCGGCTCTTTTGTAGAGTCCCTTGAATACGCGCTCTTGCAAGTCTCGGCGAGTGGGCGAACATTTGCGCGCAAGGAATCCCGACTCTTCCGGCGTGTTCGCGTCGGGATCGTAGAGCACGTCCTCGTCGCGCAAGTTCAAAACTTTCGGGCCTTCGTACAGCGTTTCGTTTTTGAATTCGTTTCCCTTGCCGGGTTTGTAGCCGACGTGCACGGCCTCGACACGCTTCTCGGGCACGACGCAGACCCACGCGGTCCCAATGTCCGTGCTCTCGTGGAACCATAAATTTTCCACGCGATACAAGTCGAGTTCGTTCGGCTCGTACGCAACGTGGTCGATGAACTGCTGAAGCAGGCGCGACTTCTGCGTGTTTTTGTGCGCCGCTGCGGAATCGTTCCCGACCGTGAAGTAGCGGTAGTAAATTATCGGCGAGATGGCCCAGATGAGTTGCAGCACGCGCGCGGAGAGTTCGTCAGTCGATTCACCGATGATCGGGTGTACTAGGTTCGAACAGTTCTCGAACGGCCAACTCTTGTTTTCCTCGCGAGGCTTGCCACTCGCGAGACGCCGCCACTCGGGCACTTTGTGCTTGTGGCGATTCTCCAGTTGTTTCTGGCGCACGTCGATCTGTTCGTACACCCACTTGCAAATCTCGGCATCGACGGATTCGCCGAAAGTCGTGGAGCGCATCTCGAAGTTTCGCGCAGAGCGATAGGAAAGTTTTGGCTTTGGCGCGGGCTCAGGAGCGGGCGCGATCTGCGGCATTTGCGGGACGGCAGTTGCCATGCGCGGATAGTAGCATAGCTTTTTTCAATCGGTACGTTTCTCTTTGGTGAGCGTTGCGCTTCTCTCTGTTCCTTGCGTTTGATTGGACCGAGCAAGGGTTAAAACAAATCCTGCAACGACGCTGCCTATGAGCACCGAGGATAAACAAATTGCTCCCTGATAGCGGATGCCCTCTTTTGCATTTTGTAAGCCTCGCGTTAATCGCAGCCGGACCATCCCCCCTTAGAATATTTACGCGGATAGATACCGGCTCAAGATGGGCGGGATTGACGCACCGCTTATTTCTACAGAGGTGGTCTATCGTCAGAGATTTACGGATGGGGCCCACCAACATTTTGTAGACCGCGCGATGTGCGAGTTCGGTTCTTCCCATGTACCACACGTGGCCATATCCATTGGTCGCTATCTGGCCCGTCCAATTCCAACAGCCGCGCGAGATTCGAATATGCTTTTGAATTCTTGGTGCAAGTTTCTTCATGCTTCAGTATCCCGTTGAGCCTGTCGCCCTGCTGCTGAATCTTCGATTTTGTTCCACAACCCATTCTAACGTTTCCCGGCGTCGAATGCCCTCTAACGTGCCAGGTGCCTGCCCGAGCGTGGAGAGCACGTCAATCGCGCCAGCCGGATACGCCTCGTACTCGCTGAGAAATTCTTTTTGACTCGGGTGACACCACAGTTGGAAGTTTTTGAAAAGCGTTTGCAAGCCCTCGATGCGGTTGCTCACCGCGCTTTCCGCGTCGTCGGCTTCGAGCGGGATCACATCGAGCGCTTTCTTTTTGTCGCGACGGTTGCGCTCGTCGAGATAAAACTTCATGTTCGCGGCGGCGTCGGGCGCGAGATAAAACTCTTTCAAGTTCCAGCGCGACGCGGTTTTGTAAATCGTGTCCATCAAATCGCCGTACGGAACTTTCTCCGCCCACACCGAGAGCAAATAAATTCTATCGCTCTCGCTGTCGTAGCCCACGACGAGAGCCACATGCGCGCGGCGTCGGCGCTTCTTCGCGTCGGCGAGCGTCACGATCATGCGCTTGTGCAGGACTCCCGCGTTCAGGTCGCCGAGAGCCTCGCCGTCGTAGGTGTAGTGCTCCAGCAAAAGAAAATTGCGCAAGTCTTCCTTGTCCAACTCGGGGCGCGACTCTTTGAACTTGAATTTGCGCAGCCATGACGGTTTGAATAGCGCATCCTCTGGCAGTGAAGTTTTATTCCTGTAGAAATGTATGTAATCGTAACTCTGCCCCTTGTCCTCCAAGTCCTTGCGCTGCGCCGCCAATTTTTCCATGCTCCACTCTTCGGGAAAGATTGGCTCGCCGTGAACGGGATGTTGCTCGCAGCACCCACCTTCTGCGTCGTGAGTTTCAATTTTGAATTGCGGGTGATGCTCACGAATCTTGCTGTTCAAATCCGCATGGCCCCAGCGGTTGCCGATGACGAGCTGCCGACCCATGCCCGACTTGGTGAATGCAGCCGGGTCGAAGCGCGTCGTGGTTTGTTTCCACCAGCGGTACACGCCGTCCATGATCGAGCCGTCGCCGTGAAGCATGTTGTCTTGCGCTGCCTTGCCGACTGAATCGTCGTTGATGATTCCGGTTGCGTGAATCCCTTGCAGCGCTTGCCCGACGCTGCGGAACTCGTACGTCGCAGTTGTTTGGTCGCTCGGTCGCGCTCGGTCGCGCATATGCATTTTGCTGTGGTTGTTCCATTGGGTTTCGCTGGTGGGAATCACATCACTGAACGCAAAACGGAACATGTCGTTGTGCAAGTAGTGCTCGTCAATAGCCTTACTCATAGAGACAACACGCATCGCCGTTTCGTGCGTCACGAGTGTCCGCGCGTTCTGGTCGTGCGCCACTCGCATCCAGCGAATCCACTCGTCGCTGTAGCCGAGCCCGCCCATTAAATCCTCGTCACGATTCGTGAACGCGAGCGCCCACCACATCGAGAGCGCCTCTGT